TATATATACACCTCCTTTCACTTCTGTTAAGCGTGATCCTAATAGGCCTGTCAGAGTAGGAAGAATTCAGAGTAAGACCAAGCAGGCTAAAGGCAAGGTTCCTCCTAAGTTCTATGACCTTCTGAAGAAGGTTAAGGCTGAGCCTTATGTAATGCTCACAGGAAAGCCTGGAATGATGCCAACGTACCTCTCAGAGTGTGACATCTTTGCGATTTGGGGCGAAACCACCGAATCTTGGTCCCGTGTGGCCTCTGAGGCGTCCCTGAGCGGTATCCCTATAGTCGCACGTGGTATGGGCGATGGACTAAGCGAGCAGGTGCTACGGGCTAAAAGTGGCCTTTTAGCGGACACAGAAGGGGAGTTTGTGGAACTCTTAAACCTTCTTATTGATGATGTCAGATATGCTAATGAATTAGCAGACCAAGGCAGACAATGGTGTTTAGAAAACGTTGGGTTACACAGGATCCAGGAGAAGCTGATGCCGATACTACTACAGTGGGGGGCAGATGTTCTTTAGGTATAACAGGCTTAATTGCAGGATACCAGCAGATTTAGACGATCTTTATAATGGAAGCGTGATTTTGGCGGGCGGTTCACCCGTACTGAAGGAAGAGAAGAACCTGCATCTTCTTAATGAGCCTGGTGTTATGGTAATGTCAATGAATAATACAGCATCCATAGTGCCATCTGATCTTTGGATAGGAGCTGATAAGCCCCAGTGCTACAGTCATAGAATACTGCGGGATCCTAAGCTTATGAAGTTTGCAATGATAAGCAGGCGTAATATCTTGGCTGCGGACTATATAGACTGGAAGTTTATACCGAATACCTACTTCTTCGGGACAGCAGATAAGTTCAATATAACGAACTTCCTGCACTATGATAGGGATTTTGTATGGTGGAAGAATGTATTTTACATATCCATACAGATATTATATAGGCTGGGTTTCAGGAAGATATACCTGATTGGCTGTCAGTTCAAGATAGAGAAGGACAGTCAGTATGCTTATGGTGCAAAGCTGGATGATGAAGCGGTTGTCTGGAACAAGAAGACGTATAATACGGTGGTTAAGAACATGAAGAAGCTAAAGCCGACATTCGAGAGGAAGAATTTAGAGATAGTGAGCTGTACGCCTGGCTCTCCTCTTAATGATATTTATCCTACCTGTACACTGGAGGATGCTGTGAAGGAAATCCTTACGGATTACCCACAGAGCTACGATATAGACAAGTGTGTGCATAGTTCATTCTTTAGTAAAAAAGGAGATAAAAATGGCTAAATATCCAGATGAAATTTATACAGGCGTAGGCCCAGCAGCTGCAGATAAGCTGAATAGTCAATCTCATTCTACGTTAGAAGCAAATCAGGTGAATGAGATCAAAGCTATAGAGACCGAACTTGGTATAAATCCAAGCAGTGCTTCTCATGCAACGGTAGCAGATCGCCTTGATTCGATAGAAGCGACATTAGAAGGTGATACTGGTCCGACAGGGGGTACCGGAGATGTGGGAGGAGATACAGGTTTAACTGGAGATACAGGACCTACGGGAAGTACTGGAAACACCGGAGACTTGACTGGTCCTACAGGAGCTACGGGTGATACTGGTCCGATAGCTGCAACTGGAGATACAGGAGATACAGGCCCTGGCTCTACAGGCGATACAGGTGACACAGGCGACACTGGCGATACCGGAGATACTGGAGATACCGGAGCGATTGGGGGACTCGGTGATACTGGGACTACTGGAGGTACAGGTCCAACGGGAGCAGTGCTAGATACAGGTGATACTGGCCCTACGGGAGCTTCTGGGCCTACGGGTGCAGGTACTACGGGTGATACTGGAGATGCAGGTTCTCCGGGTGATACTGGAAATACGGGAGGAACGGGAGATACGGGAGATGACGGAGCGACTGGGGATACCGGAGATACAGGACCAACAGGTTCGGTATTTGATACAGGACCTACTGGGCCCACAGGCGTTGTGCTGGATACAGGTAATACAGGACCGACTGGTGCTAGTGCTATCGGTGATTCATCTGATACTGAGATACTCTTCAATAATAGCGATACTGCTGATGGTCATGCTAGCCTTGTTACAGATAAGGCGGGTTCTGTCACTTGTACCGCACTTACCGCTAACAGCTCAGTTACGGTGAACGATGATACGAATAAGGTTTGTGTTAAGATTGATAACGATGGTACTAACCATGCGTTTGAGATACAGCAGGATGGAGTTCTAGCCAACGCTGATAATGCTTTATTCCTACATAGCAATGCGGCTCAGGTGAACTCTTCTATGGTTTACTGGTTGAGTGATAACGCTGCTTCTGACCAGTATCTTGCTATCTTTGAGCAGGATGGTACGGGCGGTGTGCTGAAGCTGGATAATGATGGAAGCAGCGGTACGGTTTTGTTGCTTGAGAATGCTGGTACTGGCGTTGGTATAGATATAGACCAGGCAGGTAACGGTATAGCGTTAGAAATTGACAACGATGGTACAAATTATGGTTTGTATCTGCATCAAGATGGGGTGCTAGCTAATGGCAAGTATGGTATTTACCTTTATTCCAATGCGGTGATGAATACAGCTACATCTTATCTTCAGTATATAAAAATGGATAATGCAGCGTCTACACAAGCTTGTATGTTTATAGATAACGATGGAACGGGTGCAGCTCTGCTTATAATGCAAACAGGTGTTCTTGATCCTAATCCAGGATTATCTGTTTATACTAATGGTATTCAAACTACAGCTCCATTAGCACAGTTCTGGTCAGATAATACAGCTAGCCAAACTTCAACCGTAAAAATTGATCACGATAATACTGCTGGGGGATATGGATTGGAGATAGATGCTGGTGGTGGTAAGGGTGTATATATAAACAAAGCTCTTGCTAATAACAATAACTGTGTTGAGATATATTCCAACGCTGCTAATGCTGGTGGTACGCATTTAAGGATTGATGCTGATAACGCTTCGCAAACTGGCGATGTGGTTCAGGTGAAAAATGATGGGACTGGAAGGATGCTTAGTCTTAATCAAGTTGGCGTGTTGGCTTCAACTAAAAATGGTTTATATGTTTACTCCGATGGAGCGCAGACAACAGGTAGTGCGTTGGCTCGGGTTCTTATGGACAATGCTTCTTCCACTATTCCAGCTTTACTCGTAGACAACGATGGTACGGGTCACACGATTCAGGTAGCCGTTGATGGTGTATCAGCGAGTGGTAAGTATGGCTTGTATGTCAAATCTGATGCGGAGCAGACCAATACCGCTCTTGTTTACATACACCAAGATAATGCAAGTTCTACACAAGGCTGTATGCAGCTAACAAATGACGGGTCAGGAAACACGATGACCATTAGTGGTGTTTCAACAGCTTGCTCCTCTCAGGAGTTTCAAGTATATACAAATGCAGATATGGATGGTGCAAGCACACGGCTTGTGAATTTCTGGATGGATAATGCAAGCTCAACCAAACCAGTATTAGAGATAACAAACGATGGTTCTGGGGATTCTATCCTTGATGACAGCACCGCCAAGCTTACAGCTGCTGGTGTGTGGACTGATGCTTCCTCCACCTTTGCTGAGAAAGACATCATTGGTGATGCTGACATCTCAAACTATCTTACCAAACTGAAAGGTCTTAAACTTTACGAGTACCAGAAGAAGGCAGAAGTCTATGGTAAGAGAAGCTATGAGCAGATAGAAATTACAGAAGAAGAATACGAAGAAGATAACCCCAACCACAAGGTGGGGTCACCGAAAGATAAGTTCACGTATTACAAGGAAGAGGGCGAGAAGAAATTTAAGACCAAGAAGAAGAACTCCCAAGCGAGGCACTATAAGGGGTATGTGCTTGATGACCCCAACACTCCTGAAGAGTTAATATCAAGAGATTCGGATGGAAACATATCTGGTGTATCATCCGCTGACGGAGTAAACTTCCTATTGGGTGTGTGCAAGCAACTCGTGGAAAGAATCGAGGCTTTAGAGAGTGCATGATTGATGTCATCCACGATGACGATGGCAAGGTTATAGCATATGTTGAGTGGTCGCTCCGTAACCAAGAAGGGTTAGAGGATAAATGGGGCGAGTTCATATTTATACACGACATCTGGGTTCACGAGAAGTCCAGATGGAAAGGCGTCATAGGAGTAAAATAAAAAGGAGGGGTTATGCAGTCTATGGATATATCCAAGCTGTCGGTGGAGCAGTTGAAGACAATGGCTTATGATGAGATGAGAAGGATGACTCTAGCACAGAACAACCTTCGCATTATCGAAGAGCACATAGCGAAGAAGGAGGCACCTAATGACAAGGCAGGAGATAAGGGACCTAGCGAGAAAAAGACTGGGTGAAACCACAGCGTCCTTCTGGACTGATGCACAGCTTAATACCTGGATAAACGATGCAGGGTATCAGGTAGCGTTTAGGACACTTAGTCTTAGGGACGATGCTACGTTTAATACAGTAGAGGATCAGATAGAATATGTCTTATCCACAAGCGTAGCGACCAATGTGTTAAGCGTACTTGAGATATGGTTTAAGGTGGATGCTGCGACATGGACTAAGATGGATCTTATGTCTAAGCAGGAATTAAGCACACGTTACCCTGACTGGCAGAGTGAATCTTCTGGTACTCCTAGCATTGGGTTCTACGATTTAGAGGAAGATACCGTTGGGTTGTATGTGCCTCCCGGAGCTTCTCCTAGCTATACTGCGGCTACCATAGCCTTTGTGGATAGCGATCCTGATACTATTACTGATAGTGCCAGTGGGTTTGTTACAGAAGGTTTTGTAGCTGGGCAGACTATTACGGTGACAGGTACGGTGAATAACAATGGTACATATACTATAGCTAGTGTAGCAGCGGGGACCATTACGCTTATAGCTGCGGATACCCTCACAGCAGAGGCAGCGGGCTCTCAGTTTACTATAGCTTCTACCCTTCAGTCTAAGGTGTATTATGCTAAGGAGTTTACTGACTTGTCTGCTGATAGTGCTTCTCCTGCCCTTGCTGAGTATCTCCATCTTGTTATGGTGCATTACGTGGTAGCGTTGGGTTATGAGTCAAGAGGATATGGAGATAAGGCTAATAACGCTTGGCAACAGTATGAAGCAGGTATTAAGCGTTATCTCAC